AATATTCCTTCCCCTCGATTAAAAAGCCCTGGGCGGAGGGATTATCAATGGAGATATTGAACTAGGCACTAGGCGTATATTTAGCGAAGGACTTGGTCTCGTCACTGCCACTAGTAACGGCATGAAGGACAGCGTTTTCAGTTTCTCCTGTTTTAGAAACGAAGGTAACTTTCAATTTAGCTCTTATTGTTTTGTTCATAGATAGGCAGTGTAAAGGGTTTCAGTGTTCTTCAGGTTAGGCGTCTCGTCAAAGCGTTGAATCTCAAAAGCAAGCAAGAGATCCAGCGGGCTGTCCGGAGTATCGGATTCCAACTCGCCCTTCTTGATCTTGTCGCCCTTGTGCAAGACGCGATCAGGATAAACGGTGGCGGAGGACATCTCCGTCTGTCCCACCCCATTTCGAAACTCCGTCCCGCTGTCATCCCAACGGCAGTCAATCTCCACCGGAGCGGCGAAAGAGTAGGCGCCATATTGATCGGGCGTTTCCAACCGGGCCCACCAAACTGCCTTCTGTTTCCGCATCTTCTTGATGATACTCATACAGCCTCCAAAAGAAAAGCCCTGCCTGGGCGGGACTCGTCCGCAACTAAACGAGGGGGAGAACCAGACAGGGCTCTGGGGGGAGGGGCGAGAAGTTCAAAAAAGTCAGCAAAGGTAATGCGGTCGAACACGGGCAGCTTGCTGGAGCCGTCCGTCACGTTATACACCCGCGCATGCGGGAACCGGCGGAGGCTGGAGGCCACGTTGTAGAAGCCGCGGGTGAAGCGGACAAAGGGCTCCGTGTTCAGCTTCTTCTTATTGTAGTCGTGCCAATGGAACCTCCCATCCTGCATACTCAAGTCGTATCCCAGGAGGTAGATGCAGTGGGCGCCTAGGAGCATAGCGAGATTGATCGCAGCGGCTCCGGTGGACTGGTTCCAGCCCAGGGTGTTGCCCTCATGCAATCCGTCCTTGACCCGTTTCATCTGCCACAGCCAGTCTAGATTGAGCGTGAGGCACGTCGGAGCACAGGAGACAACCCGTCCTTTGAAATTCTTCAAGTCCTGCTTGTTCTTCTCCCACCAGCTCGAATCCCCGAACAGGCAAACGGAAACGATCTCCTCGCCCAAGCGCCAGGCGTCGTTGCACCCAATAACGTTCCGCCCCTTTAACGCCGAGAAATCAAATCCTCGGAGGGAAGAACCGCCACCTATTAGGTAGGCGTCCTGCCCGTCCCAATCGCGAGAAGGAGCCCAGAGTGGCATAAGTCTAGTCTACTGTGGAGGGTTTGGTCCCCAGCCAAGTAACGGAGCCGATGCGCTTGCGTTGCTTGTTTAGACCAGCGAGGCCGCCCGCCGTGTCGAGCAGCATAGCAGTCTGGCCGTAGTGGGACGTATTGAGATTCAAGTCGACGGCACTTTGATAAGTGGCACCGACCGGACCCGCATGTTCGCTAACGGCACGCGGGTCCCGGTTGGTGTAAAAATGAGCGGACAGCCAGCGTTCAATTAGCTCCAGCCGTTCGTCGGTGTAACCCGCATCCGAACAGACTTCAGTCACTAGCTCGTTCGCCACCGACATGAATGGAGTCAGCCCAATGGTGACATCCACTTCGATGATCTCCGCAACTTGTTCTGAAGTCGTTCGCATGGATTAACGTCCTTTCGACGCGGGTTTGGCTGCGGGTTTGGCTGCGGCCGGCATCGTGGTATGCTTCGCCGCTGCGGGAGGCGCCGGCGCCGGAGCTTCGGGTTCGGGCTCTACGGGAGCATACTCGAGCTTGATGAACTTGCCGGGAAAGAGTGTCGTGAGATCCTTTTCGCTCTTAACGATCTGATCTTTACCGTAGGACTTCCCATCCTCCAGATGCGTTCCTATCACTACTTTGAACTTCGCCATATAGGTTATTAGGTTTTAATCAGGTCGCCCGACGCACATTACGCCGGGCGACCTAAAACTGTTTCTGTTATGCGGCAGTATTGCCGTGGATGATTCCGGTCTGGCCGTTGAAATCGGCCCGCAGTTGCGGAACCATGATCGCCATCACTTTGAAGTTGAGGCGCATGCCACCGTGGGTTTCCCACTGAACCGTGGTTACGTCCATACCAATCACCATACGGATGACATCACTCGTCATCTGCACGAGAATCATCTGGAAGCCCGTGAGGTAGTCCAGCGTAGTCACGGCTCCAATGCCGTTGATCGCTGTGACACGCTGGCGGAGGGTGATGTCTCCCTTCAGCGTGGAGTAATCATCGTCGAGATACTGGTCCCAGGCCGGGCTCGTGTAGAGCGACCAGGGGCCATAGTGATGATTGTCTTCGCTAGCCTGGCGCATCGCGAGCAGTTCCTGAATTGTGGTCTGCGGAGTCCAACCCGATGCCGTGGGCGCGGTGAGGTCCGTGGACGTCACACGCGAGGGAAAGTTGGTCAATCCGTAGATCGTCCCGCCGCCGTATCCGAACGCGGGGAGAACTCCCAACGTCAGCTTCTCAGCTTCTTCCGCAACCCGGCGGGCCGCCAATTGCGCGGTCGTGGTGTCGATGCCGGCTCCGCTGTTCCGCGAGGTCGCAACCTGGCGGGCGTTGAAGTAGAAGTCCTTGTGAATGACCGGCAAAGGCAAGCTGGTCAAATCGAACTCCGGGCGGTCCCCTTCACTCTCCCGAGCCGGGTCCATGCTGATGACGGCGCGAGTGATGTCACTCATGCTCTCCGTCTCCAAGACGGTTTTGCCCATCCCGTTGGGGATATTGTAGGTGAGCCCACGGCCACGCAAGTCCGCGACCACCCGCAAGCGTTCCTTCGCAGCAATGACAATAGCGTCATCGAGCACCTTCCACTCTTCTTTGCGAAGGGTGGCAGTGGCGTTCTGCGTCGGGACAGCAATCAATTTGCCTCCCTGGTTTCGGGCGATATAAGACCGCCCGTCCTTGCCGACCCAAGGGCGCAAGGCAGAAACGTCGAACCCGTTATTCAACAGGGTCGTCGCGACGGCCCCCTGGGCCTGTCCGTTAAGAATGAATTCCATAATATATTTCTTTCGTTTGGTTGATAATGTTTGGACCGGCTTAAAGGATGCGAACGCGTATCCTTTCGTTCTGGTCGTTACTGTCACTCGCGTTCACCGGCTCCAGCGCAATCGCGAGAGCGTTGGTGGTGCCCGCTTGCAACGTGCCGTCGCCATTGCTGTTCAGCAAGGCGCCCGGATTAACGTTCTCGCCGCCGCTCAGGAAGGCGTAGACGACGTCGCCCGGGGAAGCAATCACGAAGCTGACCAGCTCGTCTTGCGCATAGGCAGTGTCGATGGTGCGACCCTGCAAGGCGTCCTCGAGTGCGAAGGCTTTCTCCGCAGGACCCGCCGCACTGGCGTGGGCAATAACCTGCCCGACCGAATCAACGGCGAGCAGCATGCCCGGGGTGATTGCACCGCCGGCCGTGGCTTCTTCGTGCCGTCCGGAACCAAGCAAGTGAATCCGCTTGGGGTATTGAACAATTTCGCTCATATGTTTTTTCTTAAATGAATGTTATGGGTTTGGTGGTTTAGGACTTCGCGAAGTTCATCGACGGAATTTCCATCGCCTCCTCCTGCTCCGCATTGTCGGACGGAACACTTGCCTGGCCGCCGTAGTGCGCCTGGGGACGCGGAGCGGCAGTCACACCCGCGAGGCGGGCCAGACCGCGCAACTCGCCGAGCGGGCGGTTGGCCAAATCTTCCTTGGAGAAGGGATTGTTTTTGTTCGCCACGATGGAGTCGATCAGCTTGGCCTTCTCCTCGTCGTAAACCTGAATGCTGTTATTCAGCACCGCGGCCACTTCCGGCGGAGCCGCTGCAATGTATTCCTGGAGGTTGAGAACGGCCTTGGGAGCCTGCTCCGTCTTGGGTTCCTCGTTCTTCGTCGCTGCCATCTTGTCGAACATGGCGGTGCACGTGGCCTTGTCGTTGACTCCCGCTGCCGTGCACCGCGCCATGAAGTCGGACTTCGCTTCACCCTGCTTGGGCATCATCAGCACGTTCTGCACTTGCGGCGCGGATTGTTTCAGCAACAGATTGGCTTTCCCGTCCGTGCTCTTTTCCATGGTGAAGTTCACAGTGGGGAATTCCACGCGAAGTTTGACCATCGACTCCAACTGGTTTTCAGTGAGGTCCATCAGCGCCGTGCGGTCCTCTTCCTTATAGCCCGCATTGGCAGTGATGATGGAATCCACCAACTCTTTTTTGTTCATACGTTTATCTTTGTTTTTGGTTTCGGTTTGGTTGCCTACAAAGGCCCCCTCCACCGTTCGGTATTCAGTCACCCTAACAACAGGCGCTGGTGTCTCCTTACTTAAGGTGACTCCGGTATCCGTTGCAGAATAGCCAAGGCGGAATAGTTTGCCACCTAATTCATAGATGACGAAATCTTCATATACATCATTCACCCACAGCGAAGGACCCGTCAGATCGTTCGTTGTGTTGAACTTCTTTCGCAGTGCGTCCGTAAGCCCGTCGCGGATATTGCCATGCGACATCTCATTGTCGAGAAGCCCTAGTTCCCGCATCATCCTTTCCATAACCTGCCGATACTTAGGATTGCATTCAGCAGCATTGCGGAGGAACCCAGCGCCGTCCTTAATGGAACAGGCACCGATCTTGTCAGGCAGCAAAGCCAGATGGTCGGGTCGGTAGTTGCGGGCGATCCCCACATAAGCCTCGCCCTTCCACTCGCCCGGCTCCGCTTCCATATCCACGAAGACACCCGTGGAGAGTTCCATCATTTGGTTAGCTTCGATCGCTGCCATGATGCGCTCGTCCACGGCATTCGCGCGGTCGACTTCAATCCAAGCCTCCGACTTCAGCTTGCCCTTCTCGAACTTAGTGTTCATCATCACACCTACCTTGCGGTTAGTAATGACGGACGGATCGCAAGCGGAGATTCCCTGGCCGTTCATTTCCGGATGATACACGACCACGGGCTTGTGGTTCCAAACGACGGGCGTCTTGGATAATTCCTCCTTGGGATAGAGCATAGGTCCATCGGACCCGGCGTGGACGCCTTCCGTTAGGATGATCATAGGAACAACCAGAAAGTTACGGTCCTCCATCTTATCGTGGCGCACTAACTTGGGGAGCAAGTTGAGGACCAGGTTCTGTATGTGCCCCGGCTTGGGGTCTTCATTGAGAACTAATAGGCTCGGCTTGTTCATAGTAATTTGACTCTAACAGAAAATTCCCTGCTTGCAAGAAGTAAGGCCGTCACCTGCTCTAAGGAGGTGAGCCCGAGGAGCAGGGACGGCCAATCCGATCCGCAGTGGAACGGACCGAAAACTAGCTGGACCTCTTTTGCCAATGTGGAAGTTTCATCCTTTCTTCCACTAGTTTGTTATAAGCCGCGTCTTCCTCGGGAGTCATCTCCTTATTCTGCTTTTGAGCTTGCAACTTATCCATCAGCTTGTTGAAGAACTCCAAAGCTGCGGTCGCCATTGCTATCACTGCCATTGCTTGCATAGTATTTCTTTCTTTGATTGTGGGGTGATCACTTAGGCCACGCGGTAGCAGTGGCTAAGTCCGGCGGGTTCTCCAAATGAGACGCTTTGATCTCCGCCCGGGTGCGGACCGCAGGCGGCAGATAGTTCGCTGCGGGCGTGGTCAGCGACTGCAAGTTGACCATGCTGTCTTCCATCGCCGTCCTATCCATAAGGGAGCGGGTGGACTTGTATGTCTTCGTGGCTAGCCGAAGACCGTTGTAGGCTTGCGGAAAGTTGTCCCGCAGCGTGTCAGCCGCCTGAATTACCGCGGGCGGAACAGATGCCCGGTTGTTGTATTCCCACTCGAGAAACGTGTCGGCCATAGTGAACGAGAGCTTGGCTACCCGCTCCGCGTTCACAACCACTGCATCACTCCCGGGTTCCGTCTTACTGAAAAAGGCGCAACCAGGCAGAACGACAGCCGGAGCCGTTAAGCCCAACACCAGCGTCATCGCAAGCACTATTGATTGGAATCTTGTTTTCATGTTTTGATTTATTCTGCTGTCTTTTCGTCTGCCGTCCTCTCCTGGCTGGCTGTGAGCTTATCCCTCGACGACGGGCTTCGCTTCGGGTGCACTAGCAACCAAGCCCAGGTTCTTAGCCGTGGCGCCGGCGACTTGCAACTCGATGATTTCGGATATCTCTTCAATGCCTTCGCCGATATCGGCGTCAGCTTTGACGAGCACTTGCGTGGTCCCTGGATTGTCGGAGCTCACCAGCAACGCCGACAAACCATCTTCGGCGACCTGGACTTCAGATTCGCCATCGATCTTTTCCCAAGTAGCTTTGCCGTCGATCTTAGCCGGGCGGCCGGTGTCCGTCTTCGGGTTCAGTGTCAGCGTTATTTGCTGCTCGTTTGTGATTTTGACTATCATTGTTTTCTCTTTCTCTTGTTGGACTTTGTTTGTCACAGGCCCGATCGTCCAATCGAATCGGGGCTGAGTAATCAGCTTGCTGAGACGTTTCTCAGTAGCCAATAAATCATCTTTCGTTACGGCGTCCCGCTTGTTGGGGATGCGGGACTCTAGCTGGGTGATGTAAGTCTTAACTGCAATCGTCGACTTCTCCAGATCCGCCTTGGTGGGAAGATTGCTTGTGTCGACTTCGACTTTGATCTTAGCCAAGTCCTCTTTGCTGGGGAGCCGGGCTTCTAAGTCTAACAAGTCCTGAAGCCGCACGTCCCGGTTAGGGTGCGGCTTGGAAGGCTTGTTCGGTTGGTTGCCTTGATCTTTGGGACTGCGAAGAATGGGCTTAGGCATATTTAGTTCCTTGTCATGGTGATTCCTGCTCCGGCGGCGGTTTAGACGACGGCTTGCTGCTCGGGAGAGCACTCTTGTTTCTCTCGTCCATCTGCCCCGCCTTGTAACTCTCCCGGTTGGCGTCGGCCATCCTCTGCTTTTCCATATGATCCTCGTATTGCTGGCGGGACATCTCCGCAGCGGCCACATCAGTAGGATGGTTTGTGGCCGCTGCTTTGTCCTGCGAAAGAATCATGATAGTTCGCAAGGCGTTGCCCATAGCGCCGTTCACCAGCCCGTGAAGTTCCCGCATGCGCTGGGTTTGGTTGTTCACATAGATACGGGCTTCTTCCACTGCCGAGTTTGCTTGCTTGCGAGACTTCCAAGCGTGCCACTGCGTCATCAAAGCGACTAGGAAGATCCCAACTAAAGTGCCCCATTGAGCGGCTGTTTCAGTAGTAGTCATTTTGATCTTTCACTTCTGCGGTGGCAAGGCAGACGGCACCGGCCCTATTCGAAGAGTCTCTCCGGGAATAGGCGGAGGGGACGAAGCAACTTCCCGAGTCACCCGCACGACGCCCCGGAAGAAACCGGGCGCGGTCAAGTCCGTGCCCATCGTCGCATACTCCGCCCAGGGCCCCGCGGGATCATTAGCCTTCTCCACATTGAACGCCAGCTGAACGACGTTTGTCTTTAAGTTGCCCGGAGGCGAGACGCCACGCGGGGTGAAATAATTTACCTCATTGGAGAAGTCGGACTCTAAGCCAGTCGCACTGTAAGCCGTCGCTGCGAAGTAGTATAGTTGATTGCGTGTGGGCAGCTGGATCGTCGCGTTGGTGACGTTGCCTAAGGCAGTCCGATTCGTATAAGCGCGGGAGCCCACGCCATAGTAGATGTTGTATCCCGTGACGCTGGCGTCCGGAGCAGGGTCCCATTGCAGCCGCACGGACGGTGGCGCATTGCTAGGGAAGAGGAAAGTAGCCGACTGGGCGCAGAATGCAGTGAGCAGAAGACTAACTGTTAATCCGATAGATAATATCTTTTTCATCCTCACAACTATAAGACCCGTCGTCCTTAGTTGCCAGCCGTAACTTGCTTGAGCAGTTCCTCGGAGGAGATGGGAGTATAGCGCCGCAGAACAATGCAGTTCTTTCTTAGGCTATCCAACACCAACTTTCTATCTTCCTCCGCAGCGATCGGGATCAGTCCTTCCAATTCATCAGAGCCCATAACACTGCCTATCACTCCCCCCAGGATCTTAAGGGACCCGCCTAACAGCTGATACTGATTAGCCATAACAGTGAACTGGTCACAGAGAGCGTTGTATCCATTCGCCTCCGACGCTTTTAAGTCCGCAGTAATGCGGGCCCAACGGTGCTCCACTTCTGCTAGTGAAATGCCTAGCTTCTTAGCGATCGTTGCGTCCGGGACGTTGCTCGCCTTAAGTTTGAATAAGTATCCGTCGTCAGTAACCTTCATACATTATACTCTCCGCAGCTTCCAGAACTGCATAATCGACCGCTCGCGCTCCCGCGTGCTTAGATGCCCGTGCAAGTGGGCCGGGTTGGCTTGGTGTCCCGTCTGCATGCCGTCGAATCCAACGATAGCAAACTTGCACTGGTGCTCTTTGAGCCAAGACAACAGGCAGAATCCGGTCGTGGGAAACCGCCTTCCTATCTTCACCGCCAAGGGAAAACAAGTATGGATATGGCGGTCGTCCTCCGCGTAGATCACAGGACCCAGGCGGGCCTGGAAGTCGTCCACGAACTTATCACGCTTCTTCGCCAGCTGCCGCGTCCAGGGGATAAAGATGGGGAAGACGGGCCGGGGCTCTATGTCCCGGAAGCCGTTCGCTACCCAGTGCGTCACCTTGCTGCCGGAGAACCCGCCCAAAACATAATTGTTGATGCGAATGACGGTGGCGTATTCCTCCTCCGGCACGGGCGTGAACAGGACCCCGTTGCCAACGACGAGGATGGGACGGGCTAGGCTATCCAGCCATGTCGAGTGTCCTAACATTTTTGAATCCACTCCAAAAGAATCTTCCGGTTGTTGTCCATCGTGGACTTGTAGACGGGATCGCTAGGGCCCGGGTGCCATTTGTGAATGAGGCAAAGCCGATTATTCCAATCCCAAAGTTGCTTTGCTTTCGGCCGACTGATCTCGTCACGGCATCTTCGCGTGACATTCTCCAAAGTGATCACGCCCGGCAGCGGGTCCCGGCCGAGCTGATATCGCTCCAGCATGTAAATCTGTTGGTAGTCCTCCCACCCATAACCGCGGAAACGCTCGTCACACCCGCCCAACTTCAAGTAAGTTCCGCGCCGGCAGATGAAATTAGTTGCGGCCGGGAGCAAGTAGGAAGAGGAGGAATAGGTCCGCGGACTCGCCATGACCGTGTTGTAAGTCTTCACGGACAGCGGCTCCTTATCGGGAAGTATCATCAAAAACCGCTTGTTAAGATAAAACATTCCGCCGTTAAACCAGGCGCACGGGCTAGCGTGGGAAAGCACGGGGAGCAACTCGCAGAAGTAGTCCGTGTGCGGTAAGCTGTCTATATCTAACTTCATGATCCACTCCGTGCCAGCTTGCTCCGCCCCTAAATTGTGGTAATGGCCGATAGACATGCCCGGACGTTCGAACTGGCAGAGGGCGTGGATGCTTGTGCCCTTAGTTTCTTCGTCCCACCAGCTAGGGACCGGCTCGCCCACAAAGTAGATGAGGTGCTGGACTTCCGGAAAGGTGGCAGCTTTGACGCACCGCAGCCACGTCCGCAAGGCGTCGGACCGGTTCCAGTAAGCCGTAATCGTAGTGAGCATCATATAGCTTTGAGATTGTCTAAGTCCAGCTTGGCTAGAATGCGCTTGGCTTCCACTCCCAGGCCCCCGTCCAACTTAGATGCGGCAGCCAGCAGCCGCCGAATGTCCGCCCACTCCGGCATGACTCGCTCGCGCAAAGCAATCTCCATCCGCACCCGCATGGCCTCCGGACTTGCTACGATTCTTCCCGTGCTCATACCCGTTTGTAATAGCAGTCACCCCAACCCTGTTTCATCATCCGAGTTTCTCGCGCTTCGAACCCATAGCCAGCTAAGTAACCCGCAATCTCCGGCGCCAGCGGGCAGCCTTTGTAAAGTTCCCGGATATTGACCTCGATGTAAGCATGGTCAAAATGCTGAAGCAGCCCGTCCATACCTTTGAGCGCGAGCAGTTCCGCCCCTTGCAAGTCGACGTTAAGGAACCAGCCCGGACCCACGCTCAGCTTGTGTTGGGCGAGCAACGTATCGACCCGCGTCGTCGTCATAGTAATCTGATTCACGAACTTGCAATCCGGATGCTCTACCGCATGCGTCCCAAATTGCAAGAAACTGGACGACTGCCCGCCGTTGTTAGCCACGTTAAACGTAACCTCCTCGCCGTCCTTGTCGCTCACGCAAGCCAGCAAAGCCATAGAACCCGGGTAAGGTGCAATATGACGGACGAGAGCCGCGTGGACAACGGGCAGGGCTTCCACCCAAATCACATTCTTAATCCCCTGAGCCGCGTAGGCTGCGGCCTCCTGTCCCGTGTTGGCTCCTAGGTGGAGGACTCCCGGAGTTTTGATTCGGTGCCGAAAAAACAATTCGTCAAATGGGATTAACATGTGATGACCTTTTTAATATACTCAGCTGCGATTTCTTCCCGGTGGGCCCAGGTGGAAGGACCCGCTAGGTGAATGGTTGGCATTCCTAATTCCCAAGTCGTCCCGTCGCTCCAAATTTCCGGAGCGAAACAGCCGATCTCCTTCCCCGTGCAAGCGCGAATGCCTTTATACTCCCATTTGCGATTCAACTCATCCAAATACCATTGCTCCCAGGGCTCGTGGAGCATGCGTGTCAGCTTGCCCGGAACAATGAGCGGGGAGCCGTGCTCGCAGCGGTCAACCCACTCGTCCGTGAAGGTGCGGGCCGCTGGGCAGTTGCGCCACACGGTCAGCCCAGCACAGAGGTAGGGCCACGCCGGCCAATTGGTTTGCTGATACGCTGCCATGAAATAATCCTCTATCATGTCCACCGTGCCTTGCAGCAAGTCCGCCAAGTCCACCCGGTAGTCCATGAAAAGCACGTCCGCATCGGCCCACAGAACGTAGTCGTATCCTTCCTTAAGGGCTTTGCTGATCTCGTGAACTTTGGAATAGCTGGGATGCAAGTCCAGCCAGTAAAGTTCGCTCACCTCGACATATTCATAACCTCGCGCCAGCGCATACTCTTTATGATTTTGAATGAGCCCGTTGCACCACTGCCGGATGTTTGGCGTGGCGATTGTGAGTAGTATCTTCTTCATGGTTTTCGGAGCCACCAAGAGGGATAGTCCTTCTCTCCCGTCACGCAGAGCACCGCGCTCAAACCGTTAGCAGCGACAAATTCGTTCACCGCTGTTTTCACTCCGTAGTCCCCGGAGGAAATCACACCATCCAAATAATCGTGGCCGGCGAAGATGCCACCCCGCTTTACCTTAGGCCACCAAAGTTGGATATCATCGCGTATAAATTCCAGCTTGTGGTTGGCGTCGATGTAAACGAAGTCGAAGAAGTCGTCGGGGAAGAGGACTACCGCCGCGTCGGAGAACAGGCGCATCACCCGCGACCTCCCTTTGTAGTGGGTGGACTTCTCCATCACTAGCTTGAAGCGGCGCTCCTGCTCCGCAGTGTTCTGGTTGCAATAATCAAGATAATCCCTCGTTAAGTGGAGCCAAGGATCTACCTGATAACAAGTGCCCGGCCACCTATCCAGCAAGTAGAAGCTGAAGCCTCCTTCCGCAACGCCAATCTCCACCGCATTGCCCGTCAACCCCAAGCTCACTAGATAAGGGGCGAAGTCATTTCTTTTTTGTGGTAGTTTCATAAATCACCATGGTCGTGCGATGCGCTTTGCGGGTATGAGCCGCTCCCACACCCTTTCACCTTCCCACTTGGGAACCTTGCCAACGTAGGGAACCGCGTTGCCCGTGTCAATATAGGCTTGCTGGGAACCGCCGCGTTCGCTGATGCGTCCCGGCAACGGGCGGTTATACCAATAGAAAGGCTGATACTTCTTCTCGTTAATCCCTACGCTCAAGACATTGAGGGCCCGGAGCCGGCGGTCTAGCTCCTGGTCGTCGCCCGCATACTCCGCCCTATAGCCTCCTACCTTTGCGATGACGCTGCGGCGATAAGCCCAACATCCGTGATAGGCGCACCGGTTCCGCTTGGCGTTGTGCGTTTCGCATTGCACCCACTCTTCGTTTACAAAGTCCATAGCGTGCTTAGGCTGGCAAACCTCCCCGGAATGCAGAGCCTCCGCCAGAGACTCCAGCCACCAGGGCATATAAATATCGTCGTCGTCCGCCTTGGCCAGCGCCTCGCTGTTAAAGGACGCGAGCGCGATCGCCGCATTGTTCTTTTCTCCTAGGCTCCGGAACCGGCGCGGGACAGAAATCAAGTGCCAGCGGTCCCCGCTTTGGTTCTCATACTGCCCGCCGTCATCCAAAATAATAAGCTCGCGGTTCTCGTAGGTTTGGTGCTCGAAGCAAGCAATGAGGCGCCCGAGCAGCTCGGGCCGGTTAAGCGTGGGACAGAATGCAGTGATCTTCATCATAATCGTTTCCATTCGCGCGGGACAATGTCTTTCACGTCTAGTCCTTGGTATCCGGGGACGAACCACAACTTAGGCATGATCACTTGCTTGTTAGGATTCTGATTGAGCCAGGCTCCCCACCAGCTGAACGTGGAGGCGGAGCATATCTGATGCTCGCAACCGGACATGAGGCAGAGGTCGTCGACCTCACTCCGCCCCTCGCTAAAGGTAATCCAGTCCTTACCACCAAACTGTTCCTTGCACCAAGCAATGTCGTCGCTGAAGAAGACGAAGCGGTAGCCGGGAAAGAGCTTCATCGCCTGTTCAATCCAAACTTTCGGAACCGGCAGGTGTTTCTTGAGGAGCCGCAGGAAATCCCCGCGGCGGACGTGGACGGAGACAAAGCCCTTCCACTCCATCCACGACAGGTTCCAGGCGTCTAGCAGCTGGTCGCGGTAGTGCTTGAAATATTTCTCCGATTGCCAGTAGCCATCGAGGATGATGTTCTTGTCCCGCCACTCGCTCTGGAACGGCAGCTCTTGAAAAGCAAAGCCCTTCTCCGCAATCAAAACCTCCTGAAGGTCCGGGTCCCAGGCAGGGTTCACCAAATGCGGGAGGTAAACCGGGCCCTTCTTGGTGGGCTCCCCGGGGAGAGTGTAGTCCAGCCCGTGCTTCCAAGCATAAGCCGCTGCCGCAGCAGCTTGAAACAGAAAGTTTCCCATCCGTCCGTATGTGAGAGGCTTAACCATGCTAGCTAGTCCTCAGCTCCGGGAGTTTCGTCGGGTATGGGAGGCTCCCCGGTAATCCCCGCCTTCTTTGCCGTGTTGAAAGCTGCTCGAGCTGTCCTCAATCCTTCTTCTAATTCGGGGCGGGTCAGAGCCGCAGCCATGGCGTCCGCTTCCTGAATAGCTGCCATAGACAAGTCACCCGCCGCCTCGCGACCCTTCTCCACCTTAGCAGTCGACGGAATCCACGTGCACCGACAATTCGGGTGGAGCGGAATCATCCCGCGAGCCTCGTCTATTGTGTAGACGTTGCCCTCGAGTGGAGCGCATTGCTCACAGACCCTATCGTCTCCGGCCGTGGACCACTCCGCCTTAACACCTAGTTCCTCCACGCCCAGCTTGCCAAAGGCGTCCAACTGCCCTTCGGCGTGGGCGTTGATGACTTCCGTCCGGGCGATCGTCATTGCTCTGCTATTGCTCAGCGAGTCTATTTTATCAAACATCTCCTTCGCAATCTCCTGGGCCCCGCTCCCGTCCGCCATCCCTTGTGCGAGGATTAGATTCATCTGCGAGCCCATCGTGGACGTGATGCCCTTCATGCCTTCCCAGGCGCGGGTCCCTAGCAGTTGGATCTTCGACATCGTTTCCGGCGCACCGAAAGCGGAGCGGAGGAACTGCTCTTGAGTTTGCTCGCCCACACCCGCCGCCGCGAGCAGCTTTCCCTCCTTGCTGGA